TCTTTCTTTTTTTTTTTAGTTTTCGTCGTGATACGGACGGAGCTAATCTACATAATAGCTAGTATATTCTAGTTAACGCTCAATGCACCATCCACAGTATGTGTGATGGGGACCCAAGATCTGGTCGGGACATATTTCTCGTACTGGCTCTTGGTTGCGTAAGCCCAAGCAACTACGAAGTCATACACGGCCTCAGCCTCAATGTACTCCAAGTTGCCAGCATCCCAAGGTGCCAAATAGTAACAAAGGCCGGCAACGCAGGTCGCCTTGCCAACCCTCCTCGAGAACATTACCAAGTCTCTCAGTGATATTTGGTACTCTTTAAATTGTTCATAACTATGAAACACCTTGGCTGATAATCTGATGGCATACCTCCAAAAGTTAGGAACAAACTTTTCGTCGTACACCAGAAACCCACAAAACTCGTTAGCGCCAGGTGCGCAAACGTAGATACCAACCTTGGTGTAAGCACTCAAGGCAAGTACGCGGTCAGGGTTAAGCTCTCCCCGCACAGGATCCATCTTTTGATCGTCACCCTTCACAGTGATAACCATCGGCAATGAAAATTGAATAAGCCACAATCCATAAACCAACATTAATATCTCGTTTATGATCTTGGTCAGTGGATTGCCAGAAGAATTTTGCTTGGCATAGTTCATGGTAATGTCTTGGTTCACCAACTTGGCATCATGTATGTGTTCAAATGCGAAGTCCAGTATCTCCATGGGACAACCAGTGGTCCTGTGTAGGACGGATTTAACCACGTATTCGTCAAAGTCCTTCTGTTCTTTATCCATTTTTACTGCGTCCAGTATAATCTGCGCTGCACCACTAAGTTTCGCCTGACTAAGGTAGGGCTGCAATATATTTACAAATTCCTCAGCAGATAGACCATCGTCACTAATAATGGCAATCACGGGGTTACGGTTCATTCGTTGCCAGAATATCTTCACCATCAATCTGCAAATATATATAAGCTTGGTAGTCACTAATAGATTGCAGTTGGCTATACCCTGTCCCGGACCTATGGGACTAGATTGTTTCGTGTAATTCATGGGCTTAATGGCAGCTTTCAAGGAAAAGTGGATTGTATGCCAGTCTGGCTTAAATTCTATGTCTGCCCCATCGTAACGCTCCGCGTAATGTCTGTCTCCAGCGTCCTTAACCAATTTATTATAGACCTCTGCGGTGGTATTGTAATCCAATACAGCCTCAGGGTTAACTGCGTACAAAATAAAGTTGTTAATGACCTCATCAGCATACTGAATGCCG